GTGGCCAGTTTCGTGGCCGCTTCCATCGCCACAAGGCGCAAGGCAAAGGCCGTGGACAGGCTGGCGGCTAGGCGCAATCCCACCACCATCCCCGCATTGCTGAGAATGGCGGCATTCAGCATGGCCACCGCGCCCGCCACGGTGCGGGCAATCACCAGCCCGCCAATGGCCATCACGGCCAGATCGGCATTTTCAATCAGGAAGGACAATGCTTCAGCGGCAGTGACGATCATAGACCCCAGCGTTTCGCCCAAGGATCGGGCGGCATCCTGCACGGCGGGATCGGACAAGGTATCGGCCAGCGTGCGATAGCCCTGGCTCAAACCGTCAAGGAAACCGCTGGCGGCAATCGTGCGCTCGATTTCCAGAACGGAGTTATTGAAACGGTTCAGCTCCGCGCGGGCGTTTTGCGAGGCTTCCGGTACGCCGTCCGAAAAGGTGCGACGGATTTCGGCGGCAAAGCGCGGCAGGAATTCATCGGCCACGACCTGGCCTTGTTCCAGCATCTTGTCGAGTTCGGCGGTGGTGATGCCCATACCGCGTGCGGCAAGCTGGAACGCGCCATACAGACGTTCACCCAATTGCCCGCGCAATTCTTCGGTCTGCACCTTGCCCTTGGACATGATCTGGCCGATGGCACGCAACGCGCCATTGGTCTGGTCGACCGACAATTGCAGCACGGTGGAGGCTTCGGCCACCGCCGTGAAAATATCGCGCGTGCCTTGCCCTGCCAGCGTTGTGCCTTTGGCAGCCGCCGCAATCTGCAGATAGGATTGCGAGGTTTCCAGCAGATTAAGGCCAAGGCGTTCGGACTCCGCCCGCAGGAAAGCCATTTCCGCCGCTGCGCCCTGGCTGCTGCCCGTGACCGCCGCCAGCGCCGTGTCCAAGCCCTGAAACGCCATCCCCGTTTCATTGACGGAACGAATGCCGCCAATAATGCCCGACAGCCCAGCGTAAGCGGCCACAAGGCCTGCTGCCTGCCGAAACACGGAATTGAGCGCACGCGCCGTGGTATCGACAGCCTTCAGCCCCGCATTGGCGGGTGCGGTCGAACGGCTGATACGACCCATAGCCTGTTCGCCTGTGCGACCGACGCGCTCGAAGGTTTCTTCAACCCGTTTGCCGTCAACCACCGCGAGGCGGATGCTCATGTTTTTCTGTGCTGCACGCATCGGCAGATCAGTCCTTGTTGTTGATTTGGGCTTTGGTCAGGCCTGCGCTGACGGCGGGTAACAGCTCGGCCATGGCCTCGCGGGCGTAACCCAGCGCGTCAGACAAGATGAAGGCTTCCTGCAGGGGAAAGCGGTCGCGGATTTGCGGGCTGACCTGGACAGCAACATTCCAGGCCTGCCAGCCCTCTAGGCTTTGGCAGTTGTTTTTCTGGTACGGGCAGTCCGCGCATTCTTCGGGGCAGGCTTTGCAGTATTCCGCGCCGTCCCCGAAGTGCCATTCTGCTCGGCGCTCAAGTCTTTTTTTTCGGCATCGATCAGCTCCCGCACACCTGTGTATTGCTGGGAAAAGCTGGCAGCGATTGACCAGAAGCCGGTCATCAGCTCGTCAATTTTTTCCGGCGTTACGGGCGCTGTGGCATCGCCATCGGCTTCCAAAATACCCTCCCAATCCACAATCGCCGCCCGCGCGAGGCCACGCGCCAGATATTCCTCAGCCAGCGCCTCGCGGATTTCGGCATTGTCGACCTGTGGCAGATCATCCACCGATGCGCCGATTTCCTTGCGTTTGCGGTATTCCTCGCCGATCTCGGTCAGGCGTTTGTTCATGAACGCCCGCGCGGCGTAGAAGATCGGACTTGTGCATGGGCGCACCTTCACGCGCACGCCAAGGCCGAGTTCAAGCCAGTACGGCTCAGTCTGAATATTGAGCTTGAGCATTAGTAAGTCTCCACATCGTTGATCAGGGTGATGGTGACCATGTTTCCGAGGATGGCATCTTTCGCGCCCTGGAAGTCATAGGTGGCTTCGATGCCGTTCGGCCCGCTAATGGAGCGTTTCGGCTTCGGCAGATACACCTCATGGCATTCGATAATGAGCTGGCGATCAGCATCGATCTTGTAGGCCAGCTCCAAATCAATAGGCACACCCGACCGCGCCGTGTTCATCAACGTGTTATCGGCATAGCGCACGGCAATATTGCCCGTAAGCGCGGCAACGCCAGGGTCAACGCCGTCGATCTTGCCGTCATCACGGATGGTTTCGATCCGCTCCAGATTGTTGTTGTAGGTCACGCTGGCCGAAGTCACGTTGCCCAGCGGGTTGCCGCCTTGTTTGACCGATCCCTGGAATTGCGAGAAGCGCGTATATTCCGCCAAATCAGGGCTGGCATCGCGCGTGGCGACTTGCGGGGTTTCGCCCTGGCCGATCAGGTTGATGGTGACCTGCGCTTCGCCGCTACGCTGGAAGTTGAAGGCCATCGAATTGGCACGCACGCCAGTGAACAGCGGGAAATCAGGGATTTCTGGCATACCGACTTCAACAGCCAGGCTCGGCAGCGTCACGCCACCCGATTTGAATTCGTGAGTGTACGGCCCAGCGCCCGTGGTTGTCGGCGCACCGAACACGGCTTTCAGCCAATGCCCGATATTGCGAAGATCAACGGGAATGACGATGTCGCCATCCACGTTGATGACATCCTGATAAGGCTGTGTCGGATCGCGGCCAAGGCCGAGGACGTTGGATTCAATCAAACCCTGTGCCGAGTCCAGTTCGCTGGACACGAAGGGTACTAAATGAAAAGCCCCCGAAGCTGGGGGCGTTCCATAGACGGTTTCAAAACCGATGATCAGGCGGGCGTTCCACCCATATGCACGAGACATGGTGTTTCTCCTTTAGTTGAGCGGGTTAGAGGTTGAGTATTCAAGAATGACTGGGACGACCGCCGCTTTGATGGTTGGCGCACCCTCGACGGTTTCGGATAGAAAATCCGGCGTTTCGATATGCAGATAATCGACAAGGCCGCCGAGGTTGGGTTGCCCATCCAACGCCTGTGCCAATGTTTCCAGCAGCGCATCCAGCGCTGCATCGCGCTGTGCCTGATCACCATGCTGCACCAGCGCCTCAATCTCGGCGCGGTGTTGATAATGGTAGCGCGTAGGTGACAAGGTTACTTCTGGCTCCCCTGGGTCACCGTCGCGCAAGATCAACAGCCCTTCGGCAGGAACCTTGGTCGGCAACGGTTCGTTTCGGAGAACGGAAAGCCCCATGATATTGTCTTTCAGGCATAAAAAAAGACCCGCAAGGGCCTGTTCTCGTTTCGATGTCATGTTTTTTTATCCTTCAAGCTTTTCCTTCAAAGCTTCATAAAGCTGTTTGTGCTTATCAGGGTTGCTCTCTTTTAGTTTGCGTAGGTTTTGCAGTTTCCATTGTACAGCAGGGAAACGTTCGAAATCGTATATGCTCCAATCCGGCTCGCAGTTTTTTACGCTGAGCAGGAATCTCTTGTCAGTTTCTTTCAGGCTTTGATTGACTGTTTTGATCAACTGTTCGCGAGTGCGCTCGAAGTCTTCATAAGTAAAAGGATCATCGCTCATTCCCGTAAATTGGTTTTCCATGGCCTGGCGTTGATCTTGGAAATTCGGCACTAGAACCTCGTTAATTGGACGGTCGCTGCAAAGTAGACAGAGAAGAAAGCCTTCGCGTACATCATCAGAGAACCCTTCATTTTCCATCAGCAGCTTCACGTCAAATAAATCGCGCGGGTGCTGGCGATCTAATGCTGCGCAAATCTTGCCGCCATAGAGCTGCCCTATAGGAACAACAGGGATGACGGCAGACACATCATACATTTTTTGTGCATCTTCACAGAGCATCATTCGTTTGGGTGACGCAATTGTTCCGCGTCCTACAAGGTTGACTTCAAGTTTTATTTCTTCTCCATCTGCACGAACGAGGAGCTTACCTACATCGGGTTTATACAACACCTGTGTGCGTGGTAATGTGCCTTCAATACGTGCTTTAATTCGTTCAAGTGCTTCTCCGATATTCTTAAGCGTCGTTGATCTATCTTCAATCGGTAGATAAGTCAGATCAATATCAACAGAAAGGCGTGGCATGTTGCGAACAAACAAGTTAATCGCCGTGCCGCCATGTAGCGCAAAACACTCCTCTTTTGCTACAGAAGGAATAACACTCAGCAAGAGCTTGACCTGATTTTTATATTTCTGGTTGCTCATTTTTTTCAAACTCTTTCGGTACGGTTATTTTGTATTTGTCTATATACACGCCGTTTTTGACAAGGCTGCGTGTACCGGAGCCAAGGTCAACTTTTGATAGGTTAACAAATTCTAGCCAAGGATGCTCGAATTTTTCTGCCAAATAAAGAAACAAGCGTTTTACTTTCACAGATGAGCAATTCTCCAACAATTCTTGAACAGACTGTGGCCTTAAATCATTCATCCCTTCCATCAATTCGTAGCATTCAAAAAATTCCTGATGCTTAGGCGCAAGGTAGAGACACTCCATTATCGCACGCGGAAGGCTTGATACCTTAACTGAATAATTGTGTCGCCAGAAAGTCATCATGCCCATATCAGGAGGTAAGAACGATGTCGCATAGTAATCTATGCGCAAGGCCCAATCTCTCTTTTTGTACCATAATGGCAGTACCTCTTTTGCTGCCCCCATAAGAACTGCCCGCCCTGCGGCCAAATCCACATAATGCGCTCTTCCAAGAAGCGATATGGCCGTACGCCCTCCGACATGGATAGACAGGCCTGCTTGCGTTTGAAGAGCGTAAAGCCCTCCTAGATAATCGACCTTATCACCTGCGCGGATAACCGCTCCCGTGCCAACAGACTCAAGCCAATTGCTCTTTTTATAGCGATTTAAGAGTTGGTTTGAGACACCATTAGCCGCCAGCCATGATGAGAGATAGACTGTCCCTGATGGCCAGTCTTTCAACAGCTTGTTTATTTTTCCAGCATTCTCTAAACTCATAGTTTATTTATAGCGGTAAAAATAAACAAAGTCAAGAGACCTCTTTAAAATTACCGCCATAAATAAACTAAAAGTTTATTTTGGGCAGCTTTTTTAAAGTTACCCATCCGGCCAATTCTTCAGGATCAACTGCGGCAGAAGGTCAAACCAGCGCCGCGCCTCTGCTTCAAAAGTGATCAACCTTTTCATTTGTACTTGCGGCACGAGCCAGAACATCACCACGGTGGTGAGGCCTTGCCCTTTGCTGACGGCACGGTCGCTTGCTTTGCGAAAACCTCGCAACTGACCAGTTTTTCGGCTGTAGGATGCTCGGGCATTGTCGACCACCAGCAAGGACGGTTTGCCAGCGCGATATACAAATCGCAGCCTTCCCAAAGAGTGTTCGGGAAAGTTTGATGGATTGATCCGCTTGCCGCCCACGCCGCGTTTCGGCGCATTCGGCGTCGGGATCGCCAGCCACCATCCGTCTTTTGAACGAATGACCGCCGCGCTTTCAAACCCCTCCATGATGCGACTGGCCTTGGTGTAAACCATGCCCGCCGCGCGAATGGAATTCTGGCCGCGTGGATAGAGATCACCGCGCCATGTGTTGGCCATGCGCTGGCCAAGGCCTGCGCTTGTGACCTGACGGCGCATGGAGAGCTTCAGGCCATCCGTTGCCTCCCGCACGCCCAGCGTGACGGCGCGTTCGGCAGTGGCAAATTCCGCCTTCATGTATTCCTGCAGCTTTCCTTCAAAGGCGGCCTTAAGACGCATAGGCTTCGATCCTCAGCACAAGCCCATGTTGGTCACGCACAGCTTCGCCCTGCGCCACATAGGTTTTGCCATCGATGATGATTTGATAAACCGCCTTGGCAGGGTCGATTTCCGACAAGCGCAATTCAAACAGGTCTGTGCCTGTATGCACGCGCGTGTCCATGACATCGACAATCCTGTCAGGGAAACGGTGAATGACCGTTGCATCCGCTTCGGTATTGTCCCGAAAGACGAGATGCGCCGCCCGCCCGAATTTGGCGAACAGCGCATCTACCGCTTTGGAAGCTGAGGCTT